TGCGGCGGAAGAACCCCGCCGACATGGCCGTCCCGATCGTCTGGGAGTCGATCAGGGTGGTGCCGGCCCCGGCGGTCTCATTCCCCTGCGGGTCCCAGTCCGAGACTACGGAGAACCCCCACGACCCGTTCCGGGTCGCGGTGTACGCCATCGGGACCGTCGTCGACACGAACTGCTGGCCGTTCTTGCTCGACGCGCCGACGGTCGGCTGCGTCGTGTCGGTGAGGACGATGACGCGCAGCTCGGATTGCATGTGGTCGACGGCGGTCCCGGTCGACACCGTGACCGTCATCGCCGCCGAGGTCGTGACGGGCGCCGTCCAGATCGCGGCCTGCGCGTTCGCGACGAACGTCTGCCCGAACCGCTCGAACTGCTGCAACGTGAACGGCAGGTGCACACCCAGGTTGTCGGTGATCGACGGCGACCCGGGGACGATGGAGTCCTGCGTGTTACCGGCCCAGAGGACGACGAGCAGGGAGTTCGCGGGCGGCGTGAACGACGCGGACGTGACGGTTGGGGCGCTGACCGCGGAGTTAAGGGCGGTCGCCGGGGACGAGGCGTCGATTGCTAGTCCCGTGACGCCGCCCTTGACCGCGACGGAGACGGTGGCGTACCCCTGCGTGGCGGTGCAGGTGAAGGTCTTGGTGCCGGTCGTCCCGGACGCCGACAACACCAGGGACGCCGTCGATGACCCCGTGAAGAAACCGTCGGCGACGTCCGTGCGTTCCGTCATCCCCGACGGCTGGGTGAAGCTCGGGGTGGCACTCGCGGCGCCGTTCGTCTGCACCATCGAGACGAGCAGCGCATCAGCCGTGGACGGGGACACGGCCGGGGCGACCATCGCCGTCGTGGACGCGGTCGCGCCACCGGTCGCCACAGTGCCGTCGATGAAGCTCGCCGTATTGACGGTGGACCCGTCCAGGACGATGACGTGTAGCGAGACCTCTTCGTCGGTGACCCGGTTGCCGCTCACGGTCTGCGTGCCGGCCACCGTCGTCACGGCCGTCCAGAACTTGACGTGCGCCTGGCTCGCGCCCTGGTCGGCGGTCCCCCGCAGCGTCAGCCCCGACAGCGCCTGAGAGGACGTCGGCGTCGGCAGCCCGGCGGCCGTGTAGAAGTCGTTACCGTGGAAGATCAGGAGGAGGTCGCCTACGGCCGTGCCCGCGCCGAGGGTGACCGTCGCTACGGCGTTCTCAACGGACGCAGCGACCGCCTGCCGGATGACCGGAGTGCTCATCGCCGCACCCCTCCCGGCTTAGACGGTGATGTCCACGCCGCACGCCAGGGGCGCGCCAGCCACGGAGAGCAGCACCCGCACCCGCCGCAGCCCCAGGTCGTCAGTCACTTGACACGTCATCGTCGGGACACCGCCCGCCCGGGTCAGATTCGGTGGGGACGTCTCGAGCTGCGCAAAGTCCTCCCACGTGGCCTCGCTGTCGAACGACTGCTGCGCCTCGACGAGCACCACGACCGCCGGGTCCGCCGTGACCCACCCCGGGCACACCGGCTGCACGTGCACCGACATGTCGGACTGGCCGTTGTACGCCACTGACGCCGACGCCCGCGGCGACCCCGGTGACGTCACCGCGACCGGGAGCACATGAAGGAGCGGCATCAGTTCTGCGCGGACACCAGGAACTGGTTGCACGCGATCACGGTCGACGCCGGGCCCGTCGAGAACGTGGCGTACCCCTCCACCCAATACTCGACGGTCGGGTCAATCGAGATCGCCGCCCCGGACCCCACCATCAGGGACAGCCCGGACGCGGTGCCCGCGTTGTTCCCCGGCGCGAGCGCGAGGTTGCCGTGGCAGAACACGTTCGAGTTTGGTGCCGCGCCGGCCGCGCTGCCGGCGGTCTGGAAGGTGACGTCCACCTCGAGTTCCCACATGCCCGCGGTGGAGGCGAGCCCCAGGTTGGGTGCGGCGAGGGTGAACGCCCCGGACGCGGCGAGGACGATCGCCGTCGGTTTCGTGGCCTGCGTCGTGTTGAGCCCGACCCCGATCAGCCACGTCCCCGGGGTCGCGGCGGGGGTCCCGAACGTGCCCCGCATGGACAGCCGCAGCGCCCGCCCGGGGATCTCCGACATGCCCCACAGCGCCCGCGCCGAAGGCATCTTGAACGCCGGGTTCGTCGTCGTGTTCCCCGTCAACACCACCGACGCCGCACCCGGCGCCGTCGACGTCGCACCCGACGTCGGCATGCAATGCAACAGCTCCTTGTTCGAGTACAGGCTGGTCACAGCGTGTACCGCTGCAGCCCGTTGACGTTAAAGATCACGGAGAACGTTCCAGCAGTGACGCCCTGCACGCCGCCGAAATAGTGGTACGACGTGCCTTGCTTCGACACCGTCCCAGCCGTGATCGTGTTGTCGTAGGCGAGCCCGCCATACACACCCGCAAGGGTCACCGTCGAAGCCCCGACGAGGTCCGCGGCATCGAACATCACCACATCAGCGACCGGCGTCGTGAACGTCTTCGACGCGAGCGCGCGCCCGCCGGCGACCCACTCCGTACCCGTCGAGACCTCGTTGCCGGTGACCCACGCGCCCGTGTTGTAGCCCGTCAATCCGACGGCCGCATCGTTGTCCGGGGTGCCCGTGTTCCCGAACAGCGCAAAGTTGATCGCGTCCGAGTCGAGGCCCGTGTACCCGGTGCCGGATGCCTGCAGCATCGGCCCGATCACCCACTGAGCGAATATGTGCGAACCCTCTGTCGCGGTCCAGGTCATCAGTTACGCGCCTCCCCTGCTGCCTCGGCTACGCCTGCTGACGCGGCCACGTGTGGAACCTCGCTCGACCCTTCCCGGAACGAAGCGGTCGCGCAGGGGGCGAACACGGCGACGTCCTGCCCGTCGTCCCGGGTCGTCACCACGGACATCACCGGCCGGCCCTCGCCGTCGGTGGTCACCAGATCCCGGCCGACGTAGTCGTCCCGGTCCCGCGCCTCGACCCGCGCCCGGGTCCCGGCCGACACGAACGGTGCCGTGAGACCCCGCAGCCCCGCGCACGTGTGGAAGCGGGTATGCGGCCGCGTCTCATTGGTGACGTCGGTCTGATTGCAGTTGGGGCAGGACCAACGGTGTTCCGGGGCCAGTCGGGGGACGTTCACTGTGTCTTGACCTCTCGGCTCTGCGCGAGGGAGCGCCGCAGACCGTTCAGCCTCGCCACGAACTCCTCGAGAACGTCCGGGCTCATGACGCACAGCCCGCGGCCCTCCGGCCACCTGATGACGAGGTCGCCGTCCACCTCAATGATCACCGGGTCGTGCAGGGCGCCCGCGCTGTAAGCGGCGGCGATCAGCGCCTCGTGATCCCCGCGGATGCTCACGTCCGCCGCCGACCTCGAGCTGGGGCCGGTTCCGGCAGCGCGACGGTCTCGATCACCGCGGCGGGGTCGCCGAGGACTCTGCTGTCCTCGGCGACCTCCACCACGGCGCGGGACTCGACCACTTCGACGTAGGGGCGCGCCATGCGCTGCTCACACAGTTGCCGCGCCTCTTCGTCTGGGAGATCGACGACCGAGCCCCGCGGCGGCCACTGCTGGCCGTTGCGGGTCCCGGACATATCCCCGATCAGTGTGACTCTCACTTCGCGGCCGAATCCTTCCCGCCCGCGTCCTTCGCGGCCGCCTCTGCAGCCGCCTGCCTGGCACTCGCCGATGCCTCTTCGCGTCGCACCCCAGCGGGGGACGACGCCGGCTCGGCGCCCTTGAGCTGCTCGACCGCGTCGGCGCGCTCTTCGCGGAGATCGCTCACCGCTGCCTCGTCGGCGACGGCCAGCGTCGGCCGCTCCGTCTCGTGCAGCTGCGCGTAGGAACCGTCCGGGCGGGTCGCCAGTGCGTGCGCCTGCTCGACCGCGGCCTGCTTGCGTTCCTGCGGGGTGGCCAGGTCGGTGTCGGCGTGCTCATGCCGAACCTTGGCCTCGGCGATCCCCTGGGACGGGATCTCCTCGGCCGGGACGACGACCTCATCGGGGTGGTCCGGGGAGGTGTTGAACTGCACCGGCTCCGGGCCGTCCTCCCCGCTGAAACTGCTCTTCGTGACTGCCATGGCTGTTCCGCCTTCCCCTATCCGATGCCGCGTCGGACGACGCTGCCCTTGCCAGCCCCGGTGCTCTTCGGCAGCGCGGTGCCGGTCACCGAGTGCTTACCCGGTGCCGGGTCGTTGACCGGGGCCGGGGCCGCCGATCCGCTGGCCTTCGACGGCGCCGCCGAGCCCTTGCCCGATCCCTTGCCGCCGCCCGAGCTCGAGCCGCCGCCGCCGCCGCCGCCGCCGCTCGAGCCGCCGCCGCCGCCACCTGCCGCCATGTCGAGTCCTTCCTACGTCGCCGAGTGGACGAACACCTTGAGGGCGCCCGTGAGGTCGACGAGGTTCGCGTCGGCCCGGAGCAGCGCCCGGAAGGTGACGAGGTCGGTGTTGAAGGCATAGTCGTCGGACCGCTCGAAGCGGATGCCGCCGGCCATGCGGACGAAGTACTGCGAGAAGTCGCCGAACACCACGGACTTGGTCGACACCCCGGGGGCGGCGACGTTCGGGTCCGTATAAACCGGCTTCCCGAGGATGCTCTCGGACGTCGGCCCGGCGAGACCGCCTTGGACGAGGTACTCGCCCGTGGTGGCCTTGATCTGCCGCAGCGTGCCCATCGTCGAGTCCTTGACGAGCCACGCCGCCGACGGGCTGTTCCGGTACGGCGCGATCACGCTGTAGAACAGCTGGATCAGCAGGTCGGCGCCCTGCCCGACCGTGGCCTGGTTGCCGAACGACGTCGAGGTGCCGGTGGGGCCGGTGACCCCGACCGTGGCCGCGACGACGACACCCTTCGGTGCGCCGGTCCCGGTGCCGGTCACCATGTCAGCGCCGAACCCGTTGCCGAGCGCCCGCCCCGCTTGCATCGCGAGGTAGCCCTCCAGGTCGACGCCCGTGTCCGACAGGAGCTCCCGCGAGAGTTGCATCAGGAACCCGTACTTGTACGCGCCGAGCGTGATCTGCCCGAACGCCGGGTCGGACGCGCCGATCGGCCCGCCCTCTGTGATGATCGCCGCGCTCGAATGCGCCGTCGTCTTCGGGACCTGGATGTTCTCCCCGCCCGACGTGTTCAGCACCGTCGGCCCGGTTTGCATGACGCCCGAGGTTTCGATCAGGTGCGCGATCAGCCGGTCGTAGAACGACGTCGGCACCGTGTTGAGGCCAGCGGCGGCCGACAGCTTCGACAGGACACGAGTCTCGACGGGTCCCTGGGGGAGCACGTCGTAGTAGCGGCCGCCGTTGCCGGTCAGGAAGGTCCGCAGCTCCGCGGCCGTGTCCTTCCCGCCCTCGGCGGCGGGTGCGCCACGCTGCCCAGGAACGGCCGTCTTCCCCGACAGGCGGTTGAACGCGTCGTCGGTGTCCTTGTTGCGCTGCTCGACCTCGAGCGCGGACCTGATCCGCGCGTCGTACTTGTTCAGCTCTTCGTTCAGGACGTCCCATGAGCCCTGTTCCTCGGCGCTGAATGCACGGTTCTCCTCGGCCGCGGCGTCCGCGACCGTCTTGGCCTGCTCCCAGATACCCGCACGGGCATCCCGGAGCCTCTTCACAACCTCGCTCATGGCGACGTCACACCCCTTCATGGGTGGTAGAGGGTTCGGTGATGTTCGGCGGGGTGCGTCGCTCGCTGCCCCAGACCCGGGGGTACTTCCGCCGGGCCGGCGGTTCCCGCGCAGACCGCGGGGCAGGTCGCCGACGGTGCGTGCTCGCTGCCGTCGCCGACCTGGGGGGGGTGTTGGTCGTGCCGTGAAATCTTGCGGGGCCAGAACTACTTGGCGACGCGCTGCAGCACCGTCGTGAACGGCACCGCAGGCACTTCCTCGTGACTCTCGATCGTCTCGACGCCCGCCCGGATCACGGTCCAGTAGACGATCGACCGGGGCAGTCGCTGCGCGATCAGCCGGGACGGCCGCCAGTCATAATCAGTCTTCCGATGTGCCCACATCTGCAGGCCGACCGGGATCCTCATCAGACGGACGGGTCGTCGCGGCGCCCGAGGAGGGTCGCCGCCGCGGCCGGCCCGAACATCTTGGGTGCCGCCGGCGGGACCGGCTTCCCATCGTTGCCGGTGCGGACGAAAAACCTGCGGAGCTCGTTCTCCGCTGCCAGGGTCCGGACCTCTTCCGGGTCGGCGTGCATCGTCTCCGCGAGAGACCGCAACGCCGACGAGGTGTCGAAGTAGGCGGCGATGGCGTTGTTGCACGGCGCCACGTCGACCAGCTTCCCCGAGACCAGGGTCCGCAGCGGGAACCCCTGATCGGTCATCGTCCACTCGTCCTCGGTCGTCGAGGACTCCCACGCGAACGACGACCGCCGCACATCGCCCCGCTGCACGAGCTCGACGACGTCCTGCCGCGCCAGCGGCGGGTCCACCTCGTAGTCCAGGCCGACGTCATCGATCCGCAGCGTGAGGGTGCCGCCCCCGGTGGTGCCGAGCAGCATGTTGTTGTCGTGGTTGTACCGGGCCATCACGTCCGGCCAGCCGTCGCCCCTCGACTTCTGCGGGAACGACGGCAGGGTGCGCTCGACGAAACCCCCCAGGTTGCGGCTGTACGTGTTGAACTTGAGCGCGTACCCGCCGATCTTCCGGCTGTTGCTGTCGCGGACCCGGAGTTCCACCGGCACCGCCGTGAATCGCCGCTCTACGTCGCTCATGCTGGTATCCCTCGGATCTTCTGCGGTGGACTGACCGGCTGCGGTTGCGTGTCAGCCGGGAACGGTCCCGGCGTCGTCAGATTCGTCCCGCTGCTCGCGTTGACGATCTCTCGTGCCTCGTCGGCGGTGATGACCTTGCCCACACCGAGGTACACCTTTTGGATCACCTCAGCGGCGTCCGGTGCCCCGCCGCCCGCGATCGTGTACGCCTGCCCCTCACCGTTCGGCAGGGGCGGCAGATCCTCGAAGGCGCGGACCTCATCCCGGTTGAACACGCCCTTGTCGAGCGCGACCGAATAGACCTCCCACCGGGACTTGAGGTCGGCCCGGACGATCGCGTCGACCGAGAATCGGACGTACTGCTCCGGCGGGAGCAGCGCCGCGAACGCATGCTCGAGGACGACGACCCACTCCCGGATCGACAGCACCAACTCGAGCTGGTTGAGCTCGACCGTGGTGTAGGTGAGGGAGTTGCCCCGCTGCCCGCCGAGTTTCTCCGGGGGCAGGCCGTAGATGTTCGCGATCTGGGTCGCCGACAGTTGCATCGTCTCGATGAACTGCGCCTCGTTGGGCGGGACTGTGATCGGGCTGTACTTCCAGTCCTTGCCGAACACGATGGGCTGCCGGCTGCGGATCGCCGCGACGAGCCGTGCCTTGATCTCTTCCGCCTGCCGGGTGTCGACGACCGGCTGTTCCGTGTTCTGGAAGCTCCCCGGGGGGAATCCGCCGCCTTCGAACCAGTCGGACCCGTACTCCTGCGCATAGAGGCCCGTGTTGATCGTCGTCGCGAACGCCCCGATCGGTGACAGAGCCACCGCCTGCCCGGGGACGGTGAACCACGGGATATGGACGAGGTCGCCGAGCGGCACCTCACGCCCACGCCACAGCCACGCCGTCGTGGCCGGGCTTGAGCGCCGCGTGTCCTCCTGGACGTCGGACGGGTTGAGCCAGTCGATCCGGGTCGGCATCTGCAGCGCATCCCTCGCCGTGACCAGTCCATACGCGTTGCCCCGGATCACCAGGGACACGCACAGCCGGTGCAGCCATGGGACGAGCTGCCCCGTCGCCTGCAGCTGCTCGAACAGTGCGGGCAGAACTTTCAACGGCTGCCGGTCCTCGCCGAGCTTCCGGTATCCCTTGAGCGGCAGAGTGGACACCGTGCCGGCGATGATCCTCGACGCCGCGAACACCGGGGCCAGCGACAGCGCCGTGTCCTGCGTCACGGGCGTCGACGCGAGTGTGCCGCCGACATTCCACGGGACCGTGTCGACCACTCGCTGTTCGACCGCCGCGGCGCCTCGGAACGGGTCGAAACCCAGGCCGACCGCACGCGCGAGGCTGCTCATGCTCGGCACTGGCATTCCCCCTCTGTCGGAGTCGGCGACTGCTGCTGCTGCTGCTGCTGCTGCTGGTGCTGCTGCTGCTGGTGCTGCTGCTGCTGCCCGATACGAGCCCGGGGTCATGATCGGTTACGTTTCCCCACGTCACAGGGGGGTCGCGCTAATGAGAATCAGCGGACGGACTCGAGTAGGTCGTATTTCGGCTCTGGGATGACCTCGAGCAGCGCCCACCGCGCCGAGGTGACCGCCACGAGGGGTGCGATGTCCGCTTGGGACTTGCGCCGCCCCCACGCCCGGCCGCCGTCCCCGACGGTGCGGGTGCCGGCAGACTCGAGCGCGTCATCGACGGTGGCTTGCCCGAGGTGCCGGAACCGGTCGTCCCGGACCGCGGCGAGCAGCCCCCCGAACGAGGCGGCCATCTCGGAGCCGCCCATCTCGTGCAGCAGGTCCGGGTCCAGCCCCGCGGCCTTGAGTTCACGGCGGATGTCCGCCGCGAGGTGTCCAGCCGGCGAGGTCGGGTCGAGTGCCACCATCACCGGATCCCACGCCCGCACGAGGTCGACGACCCGCTCCGGCACCCACGCCGAGCCGCCGCGCTCGTCGACGACCTCGCCGTGCACCCGCCCGTCCGCCCGGTACCCGGCGACGGCGATCGATGCCGACGACTGGTCGAGTGCGACCTCGAGCGCGAACCCGACCCGGCCGGCGATGACTGACCCCGGGTCAGCCCGCGCGGTCCACGTCTCGGGGTCGATCTGCGGCTCGAGCGACCCGACGGTCATGCACATGGATTCCGTCTTGAACCCGGCGAGCTTGTCGCCGCCCTTCTCGACGGCCTTCCGTGCCTCGCCGAGCAGCCCGTCTTGCCGGACGCCGCCCGGCCGGTTCAGAGTCGGGTTCGCCCGCGCGAGCGCGAGCACGTCCAGCGGGTTCGACCCGTCCGGCGCGGACCACTCGAAGATTCCGGTTCGCTCGTCGCCGTCCCCGGTCTCAATGAACTTGAGCGCCGCGTCCCGTTCGTCGTTCAGGACCACCGACCGCCCGGTCCCCGCGTTCGACAGGCACCATGCCTGGAAGTCGTCGACGGCCTGCCCCGCGGGGACGGCCGCATCCCACGCCGAGTAGTCGTGATGCTGCCGCAGCTCATCGAGGACGAGCCGGTCGATCGTCAGGGACCGGCCGCCTTCCTCGTTCGCTGCCGCGATCTTGTACCGGGATTCGATCTCCGGGTGGTCGCGGTCCGCGGCCAGCGTCGATTCCTGCTCGCCGTTCGCCTGCCGCAGCCACAGCCGGCGACGCCGCCTCGCGGCCGCGCCGAGCGACACGTGCGACGGGATGATGCCCGCCAGCCCCGGCGCCCGCTCGGCCAACCGCACGGCCTTCATCCACGACTCACGCGCATAGTCGATCTTCGTTGAGGTGCCGAGGACCATGCCGACCTGCTCGACGACCTGCCAGTACAGCGACAGCACCACCGGGATGTGCGTCTTCCCCGCCTGCCGAGCGACGACCACGAGGACGACCCGGAACCGCGGCCGGCCGTCCGGCAGGAGCTCCCCAGCGTGGATCAGGAGCCACTGCTGCCACGGGAAGAACGGCTGCCCGAGGTAGTCCCGCGCAAAGTCGATCACGTCGAACCCGAACGACGTCTCCGGGGTCAGATCACGAAGAGGCCGAGTCCACAGCCGAGGCTCGACGCTTCCGAGCACCGGCTCGTAGCTGGGTGATCCCGGCGACGGCAGCGTCAAGTCCGGTGTCGTCGAGTGCGTCATCCGCCGGGCTCCCCTCGCCGCTCACCGCGCGCAGGGCCTTCCTGTCCGTCGGGTTCAACCCGAGCGCAGCCATCAGTTCCGCGATCTGCCCGTCCAGCTGCCGCAGCGCGACCCTGTCCCGCCACGCCCCGGAGCCGCCGACCACCGACATGCGGAGCATCACGCGCTCGTCCATGGACTCGCACAGCAACGCCACATGATCTAGGTCCAGTTTCTTGTCAATCCACGGCCGCCGCAGCGCCCACACCCGAACCCACAGCTTCGTGCCCTGGACGCCGAGGATCCGCGGCGGTGTCGGTGTCCCTCTCGGCAGCCCGTCGGCCATCCACTCCACCCCTCGGCTTCCGATGCGTCTCAGAAAGGATCTTCGGCACGGCGTGCTGCCACAGGATCCGGTGGTGGTAGCGGTGCCCGACCGACGCGATCACCCGCACCGTGACGCACGACGGGGCCATCATCACCGTGTAAAACGACTTCACGTACGTGCCTGACGCGAGGTAGAGCTCGGTCATGCCGCCGGCGTTCTGCTGGGTGACGCCCTGCGCCATCTGGACGCCGAGCACCGTCAGGAACACGTCGCCGCGCGACCCCGCGACGACGTACGTCGACACGTCCTCGTTGATCCGCCCCAGGAACTCCACCGGCCGATCGACCCGGCAGAACAGGGTGTTCATCGCCTTGCGGAGCAGCCCCTTGCGGCGCCGGATCCACCCCGCCCCGATGTGGTCGCCGCCCTGCGAGAACGCCACCGTGGCCGCCCCCGTGTCGTCCAGGAACGTGAGCATCGCCTCGACGATCGCGTCCATGCGCCGCACCGGGGCGGACCTGCAGTACTCGGCGGGGATCATCGACGCCGACAGCCGGTTCGCCGCCGGGTCCAGCCACGAGTACCGGAACCATGCATAGTCGTCGTCGAGCTGCAGGAAGTAGTCGAGCCCGAGATCCGCCGCGATCTGCCGGCAGGCGTTCCGCGCGTACACGATCGACCGCCGGTCCCCGGTCGTGTCGGCCTCGTCGAAGGTCTCGGCGATCGCCGCCTTATCGAACTCCACCACGTCGTCCGCGCCGAACCGAGCCCGATACCGGTCGCCCTGCGCATCCTCATTGTCGATCACGTACACGATGCGGCCCGTGAACCCATGCGACCGCATCGCCTTCGTCGTGAGCACCGCATCCGCGCGCCCATGGGTGAGGATGAGCGCCGCGAACCTGCCGTGATCCAACGCCTCAGTCGTCGTCATCGGCGCCGTCCGCGGTGTCGAGCTCCCGGATCTCCGTCAGGGTCTCCGTGAACCGCGCGAACCCTCGAGCGATCGCATCGTCCACGTCGATGATGACGAGCGCCGAGTCTTCCATCAGCGCCTGCACCTCAGCCGACGCGTGCGGGTAGAACTCAGCCGCCCGCCGATAGTTGAACACCGTGTGCCGGCCGGCCGCGGCGAGCAGGTAGTCGCGGAGATCCTCCGGCAGACCCTCGCACGCCAGCACCCGCAGCCGGATCTCATCCGCCCGTGTCTCGTCCCGCAGATCAGCGACCGCCGGGCACGGCCCGACGACCTGATACTGCGGGATGTTGACCGCCCCCGTGTAGACGTTCTCGCCCGACGCCGGCTCGAGCCGCTCGACCAGCTCCCGGTACGCCGCCTCATCCCACCCCGTGCCCGCCAGGCCACCATCGGCCTCGGCCGACGCGAGCAGTTCCGCGAGCAGAACCTCGTCATAACCCGCGTTCCGCGCCGACCCATTGTCCGCGAGGTTGATCCGCAACGCCTCAGCGTCGTCCGCCTCGAGCAACTCCACCCGCAGCATCGTGTCGCCCTGCCGCTTGAACGCCGCCCGCGTCCCATGCCCCGCGAGCAGCTGCCGCCGGCCATCCGGGAGGACCCGAGCCACCACCGACCGGTACTGCCCGTTCACCTTCGCGGACTCGTCCAGCGCCGCATCGTCGTGAACCCGCGCGTTCCCCGGGTAGTCCTCGAGCGAATCGATCGGCACCTCTTCCACACCCACGAACCGCACCGCCGACGCCTCCCATGACCTCGAGCAGAACCACCGGCAGACCGCCCCGGACCGAGCAGCCTCGAGCCCGAGCAGGAAAACCCTCCCGAGCTCCCGTCAAGAGAGAGAGATTCTGCGCTGACTGTGGGTCATACGGCTTGTGCTCCTCCAAAAAAATGATCAAGCTGTGACCTGCGGCGTTGCGGCGCAGAGCTCCGTCGCTTATGGATCTGGCCCCTGCGATGAGGTGGCGCCGTCACTGCAGCGTGAAGCGTCGTGTTCCGTCGTCGCGGATGCTGCCCTCGAAGCGGTACGTGATCGTGATGTAAGCGGGCATCGGGTCGTCCGCGTCAGCTGCCCACGTCGACAGACCAGGCGCGATCGGCACGTTGATCGCCCACGTGCTCTCGTCGACCTCGAGCAGCTTCCCGTCCAACGCCCCGCCTATGAGCTCGACCCTCACCACTGCCTCGAGGTGATCAGGGTGAGGGTGCGTGGCTTGCGCTTCCGCTTCCGCCCTCGACGGTTGGTGCCACGGTTGCACAGCAGGTGCTCGGGGCCTCGGTAGATCCTGCGGTCGTGGTCATCGTGGCCTAGGTCCCACTCTGCGCCGGCTGCGATCAGCCGGCCGCAACGCCAGCACACGACGCCGCCGAGCTCGACGATGGGTGCCCACGCTCGACGCAGCTTCTGATGGTCCCCGCCATACCCGCGCGCCGCTGTCTTAGCTGGTCGCCTGGTCATCCTCGCCGTGGTCCTCAGCTACCCGCCGGCGGTCCTCTTCCTTGGCTATGTCGAGCAGGTCATCCGCCTGCACGCCCGCCTGCCCCTGCCATGCGAGCAGCGCCATGCCTGGCCCGAATGCGCGGCACTGCCCACGGAACGCCTTGAGCAGATCCGGGTCGCTCACCTGCCGCTGTCGTGTGGTCATCGCTTCTCCGTGTGCTGTCGCATGGCTGCGAGCACTGCACCCCGGGTGACGGGTAGCCCTGTGGTGCGGGTGAGCGCTGCAGCTATCCGGTCGGCCCGGTCGCTGTCGCTCTGCTCGCTCTCTTCGACGGGGTCCTGGTCGTGGTGCCAGGTCCGCGGCCACGGGATGCCGGCCCGCACTGCTCGAGCCTCATCCATGGTCATCATTACTGCGGCGCAGGCGCGCCGATGTGTCCCGGCCACGGGCCACCAGCTCTCGGATGGATGCGTGGCCTTGTCTGCTCCGCTACCCGGAGACAGAACACCGACCCTGACGCAGCATCCGTTCACTCGCAGGGTTCCGTCAAGGATGCGCCTCGCTCACGGCGTGGCGCGGGTATCCGGTGCTCGCTCCGCTCGGGCAACTCCTCGATGTCGTACAGCGCCCGCTCGGGTGGGCCGTAGCGTTCGATCCTGCCCTCGTGAGCCCACCTGCGGATGGTCGACTCCGGCCGCCCGGTCCACGCTGCGGCCATCGGCCCGTCAAGGAGAACGCGGAGCGGATGATATCTGGGGGGTAGGACATCCTCTGCCCTGTCCGCCGGCTCATCCGCTCCGCGTTCATCGCGGGGGTCGTCCTTCACGCTCCCATCATCCGATGAGGGTGACAGGACTCGCGGGTCGTCTTACGTATCGAACCGACCCGCGCCGGTCACCAGTTGCCGCCGGTGCCCGAGCCGGTGCCCTCAGTCGGGAACCACTTCTCGATCGTCTGCCCGTGAACGTTCTTGATCTGCACCAGGGCGTAGCCGGGCTGCGAGGTCGGGATGTACGGGGAGTACCCCGAGCCGAGCGGCGTGGTGGCGCCGCCGGTCGAGTTCACGAACGACTGCGAGAAGAAGGCGCCCATGAACTTGTGGTTCGAGTACGCCTCCTGCTCCCCCACCCACTGGATCTGCTCGCTGTTCGCCTGGCCGGTGGTCGTACCGAACTGGATTCGATACATGTGCTTCCAGGTCCCCTTGGTCTCCTTCACCAAGCGGAGCGGCACATAGTTGGGCGGGAGGGTGCTGTAGAACGCCCGCAGGACGATGGTGTAGCCGATGGTGCCGACCGTGGCAGAGGTCGTGTCCGGGGTCGCCTGCCAGCCGGTGTGCCAGACGATCTCTGAGTCGGCGGC